CCACGCAGGGATGTGAGAACCCATTCCAAGTGAAGGGGATTTCTTGCGCTTAATTTGCTTGACGGGCATAAAATTTGGTGTGGGACGGGGAGGGGGTATATAGGTAACACCCACCCCCCTCTTGGGGGTCCTGGTCCCCCCGTGGTGTTACTTTCCCCCTCCGAATGCTCCGAGTAGGGCTCCGCTTACCGATAACTCCTTTCCTCCTTTACCAGTGTGTTCGAGTTGTGCGCGGGCTACGTAGCCTCTGGTGCGTTCAAGCATCCAACCCGCCGCTTGCCAGTTCTGTTCACCGCTCATGATCTTCCTTTGCAGCATCAACTCTCCCTCTGCCCTTGCTTGATCAAGTTCTTTCCGGAAAGCCGGGTTGGCGTTGATCCATCGAGCCCATTGCGTCTCGCTTGATGAAAACCCGCAGAGCATCGCGATGCGTTCAAGCGGCATGCCGTATCGCGCCGCCTCCATCGCATTGTTTTTTGTATCGGGTGACAGGATCATTTTAGTGCCCCTCTCCGGCTTTGCCCTTAACCTGGGCTTCTCCGCCACAACTACTTCCTTTTCCTTCACCTTGGCCATGGATTCACTTTGCCCCACAAAGTGAACCAACCTAAAATATTTGTGCGTGAGTGTTGACAAGATGCGTCTCCTTTGGTTTACTTCGCCCGTGAACCGATAGTCGGTTCCTTTTAAATCATGAAAACACGCTCCAAACTCCTCCGCGCTCTAGGATTCCTAGCGCTTCACCTCCTCCTCCTCCCGGTCATCTGGCTTCTGGCTGAAGCTTTGATGGGAGGTGCCCAGTGAACCCTTCCCATTACCTTCCGAACCTCATTGCGTACGTGCAGTGCACGCGCCGATACGGGCACTGCTACGTGCACGCATGCGTGCGCCAATCCATGTTCCGTTTCGATGGTGTCCTAGGTGAAGTTGGTGGGCGACGGGTCCGCCTTACTTGGACGGGTTACGGGCGCTCATTGCAGTCCGGAGGCCACAAATACAAAGCCCACGCACGCTATGGTGATGGAAAGCCCGTGCCTACCAAATTGCTTCGTTCCATCGTTCCCATTTCCGAAGGAGGTGCCCAATGAACGGATTCATCCTCCATGAAGATCGCGACCGTGTCATCATCGCGACTGGCTTCTCAAACCCTTCCGACAACCGGAAGACCGGAGACATGGTCCAAGTGTGGATCCTTGTCAAATCGGTGGACCCCGTCCGCGCAATCAAGGAAGGTTTGGACCGTTTGATTTGCGGTTCCTGCGTCCACCGTGGCGACGGTCACGGGAAAGATCGCTCATGCTACGTCAACGTAGGCCAAGCCCCCTTGGGCATCTGGCGGGCATGGAAAGCGGGCGCGTACCTTCCGTTGCCCTCAGTCTCCGTTTTCACTGGTCGCAAGGTGCGCTTCGGCGCATACGGGGACCCGACTTGGATCCCCCTTAGCCTTGCGCTCGCGATCGCGGGCGCTTCAAGCGGATGGACAGGCTATACCCACCAATGGCGAAAACCCTCCTTGCAACCTTGGCGTTCCCTTTTGATGGCCAGTGTGGACAGCGTGGCGGAACTGGTCATTGCCCGGTCCATGGGCTGGTCAACTTTTCGCGTGGGCTCCGAAGCTAGCGCTGGCGAGTCCCTTTGCGCCAGTGAACGTGTCGGGACCCCCTGCATGGATTGTCTCCTATGCGCCGGGGCCCGTGGTGGAATCGAGTCTGTCCACATTCCCCCGCACGGGACCGGAAAGCGGCACTTCGTGGACATGCCTGCTTTGATCGCTTGAATTCCCCGGTGAGCCCATGCGCAAGCGTGGGTTCCACGGGCAATTGATGCCCTTCAAACTATGCAATCCATTCAAACTAAATACCTACCCGCAACAACCCATCGAGGGTCCCGAATCAAAGCAATCTGCGAAAGGGGAACCCTGACTCTGCCCTATCGTTACGATATGGACGGGTACGACTGCCATCGAGAAGCAGCCCACCAGTTGTTCGACAAGTTGTTTTCCAATGACTTCGGCGGGCCGGTTGTTTTCGCGACCGGTTGTCTCCCGGATGGAACCTATGCCCATGTTCTCCTTTGAACCCATGAAATTCCTTTCCCCCCCTATCAATTCGCTCGAAGCGGTTTTCCCCGGAAAGGGAAAGCGGGCGAAGGAGATTCTCCGGATGAGCCGGCGTGAGCTCGAGCAATTGCCCGCGGGCGCTGCACGGGTTCGGGAATGCTACAACCCGCCGTCAACCCGGGACCTCCGGATGGAATGCCTGAACGAATTGCTCGAGACCCATGGGGTTGAGGCTTTCGAGACCGAAAAGGGTTGGTGCTATTACCTGAACGTAGGTGACCCATACGTCACTACGGTCTTGAAGTTCAACGGGCACTATCGTCTCTGCTGTTGGGGAGACATTGCCGAAAGGTACGCAGTATGAGCGATCTTTTTCGCGCCCTTGGGTATCTTCTCCTTGGCGCTTTCTTCGTTGCCCTTATGGTTCTCTCCGCCCTTGCCGGCAACGGCTGACAAGTAGGCCAGTCCCCCCCCTTCGCCCCCTAGGTTCCCCCTAGGGGTTTTTTGTTGCCCGTACCCTGTCTCCACTCGGTTACCTTCCTTCCTTCCTTTCCGCCCGCCCGCCCCCCTAGGACACGCCATGTCCGACCAGGTGAGACGCTCGATGTCCTACCCCTCCACCCTCGCGCCAGGATCTCCCGCACCGGCCCATACGCCATACGGAATTCGGAATTCGGAATCTTGAAATCCGGAACCCGCGGAGCCCCGAGCATGGAGCGGCATCCCCCGAGCATGGAGCGGTAGAAGTGATTTATTCCATCCCCACACTTTCCCGCTTGACGACTGAGCATGGAGCGGTATGGTGTGTCCCGACATGAGCATTCCCCTTGTTCCCTTCCTGCGTCTGCGTGACTGCGAGGAGCCCTTCGTGATGTGCGGTGAGCGATGGCTATTCGTCACCTGTCTCCGAGCTGACGGCATGCCTGACATCGGTGTGTACCGATTCTCGACGGACCTGACGCACGACTATCTGGCGTGGCGAGAGGCTTTCAATCTGCGCTGATATACAAACAACTGGCCAACGATATGACACTAAGCGAGATCAAGTCGGCTGTGATAGATGGCAAGACTGTGCATTGGAAGAACCATGGGTACCGAGTGATATACGCTCCCAAGCTCAATGACTTCCTGATCCGGTTCGACTACAACGATGACTGCATTGGTCTGACATGGGTGGACGGCGTGACGATGAACGGCGAGGAGGCGGACTTCTTCATTGCCGAGTAGGCCAAACATCCCCATCACCACCCCGCGGAGCCCTCGGACCACCCATCCGGGGGTTTTCCGTTTCCAGCCCCGCGGATACCGCTTCCTTGCCGGCATTCGATTCCACCCCTCCAACGCCTCCTAGACCCCTTTCCGCTCCAGCGCTGGGCATCCACATCCATCCATCGGACCCGATACTTCGCAATCAGTGGAGGGTTATTGAAAAACCGCCGCTGAGCGCGGGGGGCCGGCACGAGCCCCCACGCAGCGTCTCAGCGTTGCGGTTTTTAACTCCCTAGAAGAGGGAGTGACAAGACTCCCTCTAGGGAGGTAGTAGTGGCCATGGGAACTTCTTGGGATGCTCTGCAAAATGAACATTCCTTTGCATTGACATGTTGCCGTGCATGACGCATTCTGGTCTTGCTATGAGTTACCTAGACAATGGTTCAACCCTTCGGTCGATGTTCCGACTGATGCCCCCGCAACGCCACGATGCTGATCCGGATCGATCCGAGGTTCTGGCCTACATTCGTGAGAATCTTAGATGTGAGCTTGGCCGTGCGATACGTGCGTTCAACTCTATGAGGAACAAGAAGTCCCAGGTGATTGTATATGACATGGTTCATAGGCAATGGCGTGGGTGTGACTGGGTGCCTCCGGAGGATGAGGACAAGGTTTCGCTGCTCTTGAGAACCATCAATGAGCTGAAGCGTGACGTTGCGTATCTGAAGACTTCGGTGAAGAAGCACGAGAGGTTGTTTGGCCAACTGGAGCGTAAGCGATCGCGCAAGCGCGAGGAGGAGGAGCCCGACTCCGATGTTGAGGCTCAGGAACAGAAAAGCTCCCCGGATGTGGATCCTGAGGAGCTCGAGCGTAAGAAGAAGGAAGAGGAAGATGCGGCTTACGATAAGTCTTCCAAGGAGTTTTGGGGTGCTATCCTCGCCGAAATGAACGACGAGCCGGTGGCTTCGGCTGCTTCAACTCGGCCCCGGTCATCACCATGGGATTCCACTGCTCCCACACAATCCCACTTGGAGAATGCTGAAGATGTAGTGAGTTAGCATCCAGCCTTGATCCGCGCTTGCAGAAGGCCAGTTGGAACCGTCGAGGCTTCGACTGGCCTACTTCTACCAAGACCGCGATCTCCCGCGCCCAGTTGGCGAGTTCGCTGGATCCGAACCCGGAGTGGGCGAGTTCCATGGTGGTCATGGGTTCGCCGTCCTTCCGCTGGGCTTTGCTGATGTGGTGCATCCAGATCCAAGCGACCTTGGTCTGGTGGAGGATGGGCTGGAGCTTGTTGCGTAGGAATACGCTGACCTCGCCCTGATCGCTGAGGTCGCCCCCGAAGTAGGAGAAGAGCGGATCTCCGATGATGACATCGAGCTTCGATCGGGTGATGAATCTCTTCGCGTAGGCCAGGAATGCGTCACCGGTGCGGACGGCCTCGGTGCGGAAGTGCAGGTTCTCTTGGAGGATGCGGATGTCGGGCGTGTGCATGTTCAGCCCCTTGATGACGCCCTTGAATGCTTCTGCGAGGTCGCCCTTGTCGTTCTCGGCTTGGACGATACCGATGCGGAGTGGTCGTACAGGTGCAACACCGAAGAAGTCCCTGCCCATGGCCCACTGGATGACGATCTGCATCATCAGGGATGACTTCCCGATGCCGGTGCCACCGGAGATGATCATGGAGGAGCCGCGTGTGAGCCACCGTTTGCCGATGAGGTTATCCGGATCGTTGTCCGGGTCGAAGTTGATGAGGTCTTTGACCGTGACGACGGTGGCCTTGTCATCATCGGTCTCCCGATCGGTGAGCCAATCTTCCCATGATCGAGCGCCGAGGTTGATGTCCAACAGCTTCTGCTTCTCTTCGCCCCGCCAGGAGCCGGGGAGCCGGGAGAAGCGCGATGGGTTCTTGTTCTTGGGATCGACATCGGGGATTGCCGAGTAGATGAGGTCCCTGCGGGCGTCCCATTCCTTGCGGTTGGGGGCATCGACACGGACCCATGCATGGATGGACTTGCCACCGGAGTCGATGAGGACGCTGATGGGGAGGCCCGAGGAGCGGAGGAGCTGTTCCTGCTCGGCCTTGGGTTTGGAATCGAACTCCACCAGGACATGGCGGTACGCGCTGACATCGTTGTCGGAGCCGCTGTAGAGGTTGGGCTTGAACGGGTTGATGCGGACGAAGACGCCATCGGTTCGGTCGCTGCGGAACAGGATGGACTCGGGGTCATCGAAGCGAGCGATCCAGTCCTCGAGGGGAAGGAAGGAGCCGGCACTGATTGGCCTACCATCCTCGACCTGCTCGCAGATGCAGACCACCTCGGTGGCCGCGAAGGCGGATGTGAGGAACCGCTTGAACTCCGATGCGTCGTGCGAGGCCGGTATGGGGGCTGCGGGCGGGTTTGATGGCGCGGACGGCTCCACGGACCCCTCTGGCACCCGCGGAGGCTCCACAGGCTTTGGCCTACTGAACCGCACCCGAGTTAGATCCAATGGCTCAGCGGGGCTGCTTGCCGAGGAATTGGCGAGGTGCCCGCGGGGCTTGGAGTGGGACTTCTCATTGGCCTGTCGGATCTTGTGGAGGAGTTCGCGGTCCTGCCAAGGTGGCTGGCATGAGCGGTTCCAATCGGACAGGAGTGTGAATGCGTCTGTGTCTGACAGGCCGAAGCCGTGGACGAGGCCAACGGCGGCGGTGTAGGTTTGTGAGTGCCCTCCGGATCCGGAGATGGCTGGCGGTACCTTGGCGAGCCAAAGCGCCGCTCGTTCGAGGAGCGTTGTCATGTCGTTGATTTGTTGCTGGACTACGGACTGGTATCGAACGCGGACGAATCGTCTTGTTCGAGTGGGGGACTATCCTTGGTGATCCATGTGTGGTAGGCTCGAGTCTTCTTTGGGTAGGAGATCCACCCTTTCTTGATGCCGTATTCGATGAGGCGAGGTGCGTCCTCGATGAGCTTTCGGTTGATGTCGCTCATGGTGGTACGTTCCTCTGCGGTCAATGGGGCTGGCTTCTTGTTGGTTTCAAGGCGGCATTCGTACCATGGCTGCTCGTGTCTTGGGGTCTTCATGTGGGGAGGATGCGAGCCAGGATACAATTGCAGTAGGTACCCTTGGTTTTGGAGTTACATCGAGGGTGATGCACAGGATTGGAGATGACGTGTGCAGTGAGGTCGCTCGTGAGCTTGACCATGTCAGTGAGACGACTTGCTGCTTCGAGGCAGAGGGCTTGCGCGACTCCATCTGGTGATTCGATTTGGGAGCTGACGATCTTGAGTGCCGTTACGATGTCGAGTGTTGAGGACTGGTTCATGTTATTTCTGTTTGTGGATTATGATGCCGTTACCCTTGGCGTCGGTGAGTTCGACTGATCGGACGTCTTCGAGGCGGGCCAAGGTCTTGATCATCTCGATGGGGTCATGGGCTTGAGCGACGCAGGTGAGATGGATGTCTCCGTCGCCGTGGATCACTTTGAGGTCTTGCTTGGTACGATCCCTTGTAATGCGGATGGTCCGCCCCTCCGAGAGGCGGACCACCTTGATTGATTCAACGAGTGGGTATTGGTGACGGTTGCTCATGTTTGAAGGCCGCAGTGAGGACACTTCTTACCGCTGAATGATTCAAGCGGTTTGACTTCGAGCCATTGGCAGAGGTCGGTGTAGGACTTGCGACCGAAGTTGTCCCATTTAAAAGGAGCGATCTCCCTAGATAGAACCGCGTTGCGAGCGGCCTCCTTGGATTTCAATTCGAGGAAGTCCATCAGCTTGGCGTTACGAACGCTGAGCCCGTAGGTCCACTTGGCCCGCTCGATATCGCGCTGCTGACCGGCTTTGATGATCTGATAGACCCGCTGCTTGGACATCTTGAAGTGTTCACCGATGAGACGATAGGTAAGCCCTTCTGATCGCAGCTTGTTAACTTGATCGATTGAATCGCTGAGTTTCATGTATATTCGCTTCTTGTCCTTCTTCTTCTTACTAACTGCCACTAACTCAAAGGTGTTTGTATTGCTCGGTACCTCTTCTGTGCTTTGTGGCACTGGACACACAGGCCGTGCTTGATTATGCATCCGCATCCCAAGCAATCGGCCAATTCGTGACATAACTGTTTCCATCGTTGTAGTTCCTCTATTGTTGTTTGTTGTTTTTGCTGTTCTTGATGTTCCATACACATGACAGTGAGATGTTGTACTTTTTGGACAACTCTGGGTAAGTGCGTGACTTGTCCTCTTTCAGGATGGCATCCCGGATCTCGGTTGGAACAGCCGGCCACCGCCGGTTGATCCGAGGGTTCGGATCCTTGAACGGAGTGACATGGCCCACCATGCGAGACATGGACTCCTTGGTCAACCCCAATTGTTGAAGTATCGTCATTTTCCCCTTCTATTCGCAGGTGTAGATTTTGTCGGTGGTTCGCAGGCCGGTGGGCCATTGAGGTTCGGTGAATGACTTCTCGATGAAGATGACCTTATCGGTGGGCTGGATGGTGAGTCGTTCGCCATCGGTTCGGATGAACATGAATTCCTTGGCTTGGTTGGGTTGGCGGCTCCAGCTATCGCCGATGGGAGCGGCGGTGAAGAGGTAGTCGCCGGTGATGATTTGATCGGCGCATTTGACCTGGCATTCGAGTCCTCGGAGGAAGGTGTACTCGATGGTAGTGAAGTCGGTGCCGTAGCAGTCCCATCGCTGGGCTTGCTGAGGTGTCCATTCAAGCTCTGGATCGGAGCTGAATGTTATGGCGTGGGGCGGTACGGCTCGATAGACAGCCCCGCATTCGAGCATGATGGTGCAGCCCCACATCCGACCTGGGATGGATACTAGGCCGAACCAGACGCAGGGGATGAATGCTGTCCCGGACAATCCGAGGAAGGATGCTTCGACGAAGCAGTACTGATGGTGAGGCAATTGGCCTGCTTGTGAGTAGGTCATGGTTTCAACGCCTCAACAGCGATCTGAGATTCGGTCGAGCGGTTGCCGCGATAGTCTTGGTTGGCGATCCTGCGAAGTGCAGATTCCAGGTAAAGGACACGCTTCTCAGCCTTGTCGCGCTCGCCGGCAATGCGAGCAACGTCAGCGTTTGCGGACATGAGCAGGTCGATGCGGTCCTCCAGCCGCTTGATCCGTTCCTTGGCCTCCTCCAATTCCTTCCAAGTCTTGACGGCGTCAATGGTTCTCATTTCTTCGATGGTCATAGTATTGGCTCCACAGTGATGTAGTACCCTGTCTCGCGGAATGGTCCACCAGGCAGGCAGTGTGCCACTCGATGGGTTGCATCGGAATCTGAACAGTCCTTGTCCCATCCATGCACATGGTGAATCCGACAATATGGGCACCAGACTCTGATGGTGTTTCCATTCTTGGTTCCTGCCAGTAAAGGCCATGCTTTCTTGTTCCAGCGTTTCATGGTTTGATCTGCTTTGCTTTCAGTTCGTTGATGATGTCGCAGAGTCCGATAATCATGGCCATGTAGGCTTGGGGATTCTCAATCCCGTTGCGCTTGCAGGTTTCAACCCCTCGTTTCACTGCGTCCAATCCAACGTCGCGCCATGGCTCGTTGATAAAGTCGCTGATTTTGATATTGCTCATGGTTTCTCGGTAGTAAGTGACTTGATGTATCGGTTCCTCTCAGCCGGTTTGGCGTCGATGATGTACTGTAAAGCTCCGCAAGCATTCACGCTCGCAGTATGTTCCCAGTCCTCCTTTTTGTCGTAGTACTCATGCCACCGCTCGCTGGGTGCGACGACAATCTGGCCGGTTCGATTGTGACGGAACACGAATGCGGCAGGGCCGATGGGTACAATCATCTTCCCTCCAACCATTTTTCGAGGTCATGGAGTTCATCCACTTTGGCTTCGAGTTGTTTGATTTGGTCGTTGAGACGATTGAGTTCTTTGACGATGCCCCGTGGACGTATGTCGCTCAGGAACTTGCCTTCTGGAGTCTTGATGCTGAATCCATTCAGTGGAGGCATTCGTCGCAATACGATGTGGGTGTAGCGTTTCACGGCTTGTCCTCCTTCACCTTGCCGGTGTCTCGGTCAACGACACCCAATGCAATGGCGTTGAACAACACGGTATATCCACAGTTGTTGCACTTGACTTGTATCAGGGGGGTGATGGCTGCGCCGGGGCAGTGATTACCTTCGTTAAACTCTCGGACCTCAACGAGGGTTCCAATGCTCCAAACGGTGGTGGGGATGCAGATCGGGCATTCGCGCTTTCCCTTCCAAACAGTGGAAATGCTGTTGGTGATGAGCTTGCGCTGGGAATCGTTGAGGTTCACGGCTTGTCCTCCGTAGTAAATCCGATGCCAGCTTTGTCCCACAGCAGCAGATCCGCTCGCAATGCGTCGTTCTCGGTTTCGAGTTGCTTGATGCGCTGCTTCTGCTCCTCGCAGTCTTTGCGAAGGTGGAAGTTGGATTCACGGAGTCTCTGAATCTCGTCGAGCAAATGCTCATTGTGTTCGTATTCACTCACAGATTGGCCTCCTTGGCTTCTGTCCAAATTCTCACTCTGGCCGCATATTCAAAGGGGTAGATTGCTTCATCCCCCGCTGCCTCCAGCCGCTTGATGCGGACATTCGAGTCATGCTGCTCTTGAGACACTTTGAGATTTATCTCGCATATTTTATTATTTAATGATTTCAATTGCTGCGAGGACTTCTCCAACCGCTTGATGCGTTTTAAAAGTAGAGGCACTTCGCGCTGAATCACTTTGCGCTGAGACTCTCCGAGTTTTGCTCCGAGCAGTGTTGCGATGGCGTTGGCGTCCCATTCGCGTTCAACCGCCAATGCCGACTCCTTCCATTCCTCCAGCCGCTTGATGCGGTCTTGAAGCCGCAGGTTCTCCTCATCAAGCAATTGCTGCTGACGGATGATTGTATTGGCTGCGGTGAGTTCGCGTTCCAGCCTCCTGCACAGCATGCCGAGATCGGCTACGTTGTGCGGAGTGCTGTCTGATATTGGGGTGTCGCTCATTTCGCCTCCTGTCTCTTTAGATATTCTGCAATTGCTTCATCTGCCAGTCCCTGAGTTCTATATCCATTTTTGATTGCGTATGCCTTTAACTCAGCATGCACATCTGGTGACACTAAAACGTGTTTAACAAGCTCACGGTTTCGTTTGGGTTTGTTTGTTTTTTTTGTTCCTGTTCCAGTAGCTGACTTCATATCTTTTAAGTTTCTTCGCTGCACGATAGGTTTCACCGGCTTGGCTCCTGCTCATCTGGTACACCCCGGTACCATCGTTGATCATTCGTTTGACCTGCTCGCTCATCGACCACCTCCCTGAGCGTAGTGGAGGACCAGTAGGGCGTCACAGTTCTTAAGCGTGACATCTAGGTGCGGATACAGTTCCTGGGCCTTGGCCTTGAGCTTGCGCTTCCACTCCGCGGAGTTGGCGCAGGAGCGTTTACCACCCAGTCCAAGAGGGTCTTGCCATACCTTGGGTTCCACGCGGTGCAGGGCGTAGCCAATGGAGTAGGCCAATCCTTGGATGATGCCGTAGTTCTCATGCAGTGTGGCGACCGAAGCAGCAGGAGTCAGCTTGCTCACGAACTTGGGGACCTTCTCAATCCAGAGATGGCTATCTGCTAATTTGAATCCGCTTAGTAGTTGCGCCATATCGGGCAATGATTCGGGCATTGCGAACAGGAGGATCCCGTCCTTGGTGTGGATTGCGAACCCGCCGTTCACGCCGGGGTCACAGGCTACGATTGTTTTGCTCATTGGTTTTGGTTTGCTGGGACTTGATGGTGAGAGTGTGGCCTACGTAGACACCTGCGATCACGCAGAGCGGCATCAGCACGGCCATGGAGACGATGGTGAGTGCGGTGTTCATACAATATAGCATCCAAGTTCCTTGTAGCACTTGATGCGTTTCTTGGCGTGGGCTTCTGCCAACGGATGGAAGGTGTCGCGGAAGTCGTGGATGATCGCGTGATCCTTTCCTGGCGCTCGACGCAGCGCACGGCTGGCCCGCTGGATGGTCTTCTGGGCACTGCGACCACCGGACACCATGACCAGCGTGTGGACGTTCGGCAGATCCAACCCCTCGTCGGCCAGAGAGGTGGCGACCAAGATCTGGATGTCTCCTTTCCTGAACGCATCCATGACATTGGCTCGGACCTTCTTCGGAACCTTCGAGTGAATGCAGACAGCGCCAGACAGCAGCGATGCGAACCACATCCCGAGTGTGACTCGTGGAACCAGAACCAGAGTTGGACATTTCGATCCACCGGATGCTGATGCCATCATCGCGGCCATTCCGTTTCGCTCCATGTTCTTGCAGATTCCGATCTCGGTGATCGCTTCCCAAGCGCACATCGCACGGAGTTCGGCGTGTTTGATCCGCATGTAGCGTTTGCGATCGTTGAAGAGCATCTCGATGTGATCATCGATCTTCTGCTGGAGACCTTTGTCGGTAGCCGAGTGCATGTACACGGTTGCATGGGCCAACACTCCTTGGAGTTCCTCGCGCCTGATCTCGAACTGGGTATCGCGGAAGAGCTTGCGGAGTTCTTGGTTACGCTCGCCGTCATCGGACCAAGGCGTTGCGTCGAAGCCAAACCTCAGTCCCTTGCACGACTCGATAATGCGCTTCCATGTGGTCGCCGGCGCATGCTTGGCTTCATCGACGATGATCAGTTTCTTGCTGCTGAAATCTACGGATTCGTGGGGGCAGCGCACATCGACGCGAGTAGGGTCCACACCCACAGCCACCAGAGCATCGCATGCCTGCTGGCATGTCTCGCGGGTGGGAGCAATCCAACCAAAGGTCCAGCTAGGATCCTGTGAGTAGTGCTTGATGATCGATGAAGCGATCAGTGTCTTGCCGCATCCTGCTGGTGCGATGATGAGTCCATCAGCTCCAGACTTGGCCCACTCGACCGCTCGTTGCTGGTAGGGACGCAGCAGAAATGCTTGCGTCGAAATGGTTTCCGGATGATCTTTGGTCTGCATAGCGTGTCGTTGCGCTTTGTTTGTTTGTTTTGGACTCATGTCACCCCCCGGAGCCTGCACTCTCCGGGGGGCTTTTGTTTGTAGGTCAGATGGTGTCGTTATCGCTCGGCACCTTCTTCATGCGACGGACACGCAGAGCGATCTGCTCAGCACCGAACTTGTCGGTGTACTTCTCCTCTTCTAGGACGATCACGAGGGACAGTCCAACGAAGCCTTGGAGGAATCGGAAGAAGGCTCCGTTGAGGCTAAAATCGAACTCAGCACCGTCATCGATGTTTGCCTCGGTCGCACTGATCAGCGCCTGAATGCGCCACATCATGGTGTCCTTGAGAACGAAGCGGTCGCTGATGACCTCCCCGGATGGACCCTTGTATCGCAGGGTTGCGACGCTGTTACCGCTCTTGTCCAGACCGTCATCCTTACAGGAGTTCACGATGACAGTGTATTCGCCGGGGCCGGCAAACGGCTTCACTTCGGCTTGGGAACGATCGACTTTGAATTTCATGTGTTGGGATGTGTGTTGTTTATTCGGACTGACGAGCCGCCCACGCGGGCAGCGAGAGTGATTGGATGGTTGATGAGTAACAAGGCCAAGAGTTGAGCTGTTGGCATTCGAC